CAAATAATATGACAAAACGCTGGGCCCCCCCTTTACCAACAATAGGAAGGGCAGGACCTAGGATCTCGACTCCTAAGGAGTCGACGCTGGAGGATAACCTCCAGGAGTATATGCTAGAATTTAATTCTAGTCCAGACTTTTTCATAAGAAAAGTTCCGTACAGTCTCTTAAGGAGACTGGGTATAGGTGGCGAATCCACCTACCTGGGGAATTACTCCCCTAGAGATCAGAATCGTATTCTGATGTCATTCTTATATGTAAGAATGTCCTCACACTTTTGCAAAAAGGTGAAGGTGCTTCTCTCTAAGGGGAAGCTAGGGACCATACATAACTGGTTCCTAACCGCCAATGGGGCGGTCCTCCCGATACTGCTATCGGGATTCGATGATTATAAAATCATTGACCGGGTAACCAAATGGTGCCTCGAAAACTGTGCAAACAACTATGCACAGTTCATTAGTAGATTTAAATCTGCTAAAAAGGCGATCCGCAAAGCGGCCGCCCTTGACCGTGAAGTACACGTGTCCCGGGATATGTCTACATACCTCGTTGCCTTCAATCACTGTAGGACTAAACCTACAGGACCGAGGGAATTCCTAGCAAATATATTGCTATGGACACAAACCCGCGCGACGGGCCTAGCTGATGGCCAAATGGCTGCCAGATCACTCAAAAAATTTGAGAACACTATCACGGCACACTCACGTACCGTGATTCTCGATGAGATAACACTCATTGAGTGTACCCGGGGAGCATCCCGAGTAAGGGGGGAGACAGCACATGTCTCCGCCGGCCCTTCAGCCTGCCTCGAGTCCCCTAGGGGACACGAAGGAGGGGTGGGGGGTCAAACTGCCTTAATAATGCAGTTAGCAACACACAAGTGTGTTACACGCGTCTACAACCTGGAGACGCTCGAGTACACTACAACTGTACCCAGACGGGTCGCCAATCCGGCGGACCTCGTTAACTGGGCCATAGAGATGGCCCACACCCGACCGATGCAAACACGGTTGGTCAGGGCTCACGCAATATGTGAACCCAGTAAGTCACGGATTATAACCGTGAGTTCCCTGGCTTACCAGGTGATTATGGGTATATTCGCCCATATGTTCCAGCCTGCAATTAAAAGCAGGCGGACGTCTAGTGGCCTCGGTGCCGCCAGACACTTGTGGAACTTCCTCCACAAGAACCTTGACCCAGCTGAGCTGGGTTGGGAACGTCTTGGGACCTACCAAGACGACGGACCCATTTATGGGGTCTCAACTGACCTCGAGGAGGCCACTGACCGTGGAAATATTTCCGTGGCTAGGCAGATCTGGCACAGCCTGATCTGTCATGGGGCAACCAACAAAGGGTTCCCCACAGGTCTCGCACTACTTGCGAAGACCCTATACCTCTCTGAAAGAAAGGTACTAATCCCCCAAAAGGGGGGGTTCCGCCTCGTGACGAAAACACGAGGTTGGTTCATGGGTGACATGATGACCAAGGTCATTTTAACAATTGCCCATGAATACGCACAGGTACAATCCTGTATGGCTGTCTCCACACTGGTTGGAGACGACGGTATCGGCTTAGACCGAGACCCTGCTAATCTAGAGAAATACCTAGATGAGCTCAAGAAGCTTGATTTCAAGCTCTCGGAGGAAGATACATATATATCCTCACGCCTAATCTTCTATTGCGAAGAGGGCGCCCTTGTTCCACAGAAAGTGGGACAGAGCTTGGTATTCCAGCTTAAGCACGGGATACCACTCGGGTACTTGGACTACCCACGGATAAGATTACTCTTACCCTGTACGTCTGAAACACAGGCGTACTCATCTACCGATATTGGCAGATTCGACCTCCTTGGCAAGGAAGCGAGGTGGACATATAACGTCAACAGGACGTTATACATGCCCTTTAAAAGAGCAATATTGTTACAACATATGCTAGTACCAAGGGATCGGACAACGCATTGTCCGTTCACTCCCGTCGAAATGGCGGGGGACGGATCCTTCACAGAATCCGCGGTCCTCCTAGAGAGGATAGTTGGAAAGAAAAGTCTCTCCACACCAGAAACTGAGTTCCGGATGTCCCAACTCCAGGGTGGGACATGGGCCTTCAAGCTCGCAAGAGTTGAAAGGACCAACATGGTCACACATAAGTATCATGTTCTCGCTCCCTACCTGGAGCGACTCAAGGGGATTTTACCCCCTGACGCCATCGTCCCAATGGATGATGACAACCGTAGGACACTCTTACGGTCCTTCAAATACAACGGTTTGGAGGAACCCTCAACAGTAATGTTTAGGGTGGCACAGAGTCTTTATTGGAAAGACCTGTTCAAGGGTAAACTGTCTACCCTCACCATGGACTCCACAACGGAGTTCCATGGAGGTAGAGCGGGAAATAAGCCGCACTACCAGAGGTTCATCAACCAATGGATGAACCCTGGTTTCAAGGCAAAAGACCTTGGAACTTACCTTGTTAGGGTAGACAAGGTGGAGGTCCGGGATACCCGGGCCCTTGGCTGGCATTGGAGCCAGCCTACTGACACAAAATGGTGGCAGGAGTGGGTTAACAATAACCTCACGATTTTCGATAGGAAAATTGAAGATGTTCTGAAGTATATATACTCAGGAACTGAACTACCAGGATCGGTAGTTAGCAAACTACATTTGTGGTTTGAGTCCGACTCATACATAAAAGAGCGGTTCCCCAAGAAGGATATTCCGAGGGACATTATCCTCGTAAGTGAGGATAAGAGATTAGGTGCAGACCTACTCCGACTGGCTGACGCAAGGTCCCCAGTTGAGCACGGGCATAGATGCCTCATGTTCGAGCCCCGCTATTTCATGGCGGGGCGGCTCTACGGTGAAATTAAACCTGGAGCATCCGAGCCCTTCGACCCGGAAGGTTCCCTAATAATAGAGGACCCTGGAGCGATATATTTCGCCCAGTTGCATGACTATGAACAGTCTGCACAGTTGGTCAACGGTATTTTACTTGACCCACGGTTCGATGCCGCACTGGCGGTTCGAAAAGTCACAAGATATCCCGGACTTCACACCCTAGCAATTATAGGGTGGACTCACCCAGAGACTGGGGAGGATCTGGTTGAAGAGAGAAATCGTCTCAACCCCCTCGCGTAGATTACTACGCAGGAGCGTATTGGCGTGTACCGGTC